TGAAATGAAATTACGAACAGTATTCCATCTTTCAGGCAAGTCTTTGCTTCGTTTCTTCTCAACTTCAAATTCTTTACCATCAATACCAATCTGCATATCTTTACCAGAATCATCTGTATATTCTAAAACAGGTTCTAGGTTAAGATAGTCTTCAGCATCTTTAGGAATCCAAATAGAGGCTTTAACTTCATCAACAACTTTTTGTTGGTTAGGATCAACTAATTGAGTTTCTTCGCCAAATAATGTATGATTAACAATCGTAGGATACTTTTCTTTTACTTCACACCATTTTTGATATAGTGTATATTCTTTAACATCCATTTGCGAAACATAGGAGAGGTCGTTAATGACTTGTTCTTTAAGAACCGCCTCATCAACATCTGCCAAAGATTCAACAGGATTTTCTTCCTGCCATTGGCGGTACTGTTCTTCTATATCTGCTTTTGCATCAATCATAATTTTTTATGTAATCTTTTAATTTTCTTAATCAACTTCTCTTGTTTTTGTTTTGCCATCTGCAAGGCCATTGGCCCAACACGTTCAGTAAATTTAACGCCATTCATATGGTCAAGTTCATGTTGGTAACATTTAGCAGTTAAACCTTCCATCTTAACTTCAACTTGTTTGCCTTCTTCATTATAATAACGAGCCATAATCCAATCTGGTCTTTCTATTTTAACAGATAAACCAGGAAAAGAGAGGCAACCTTCTTCTTCTTTAACCTTATTTGGAGATTCATCTATAATTTCAGGATTGATACACACAAGTTGGAAATGTTCCGTGCCAATAATAAACAACCTCTCAAATATGCCACATTGATTTGCCGAGAGACCTAGACCATTATGTGCCTTCATAGTCATCTTCATTCGTTTAATCAGTTTTGTTATAACTGGATTAGGCAAATTTCTAATATCGTGTTCAGGTATTTTTTGTGACAACATTGGATGTTGGTCATTGTATAACGGCAAAGGATCTAATACTTCCTCTTTGACTATACCTGATGTTGTGTCAATTGTTAAAATTTCACTCATGTTCTCATCACCCAATCTTCGCCGTAATCATTGGCATCATCTTCGTTGTTAAAAAATCTTGCCTCATTATAGTCTGAATCAGATTCAAAAAACAAGACCATATACTTACCTTTGCCAGCAATTTTATCCTGGTTCTCAAGATAGTATATTCTAGCATTTTTAGTGCCTTCAGTAAACTCAGTTAAATATTTCATTTCATTATCCTTGAAAAGTTCTTTACCTTCTCAAATCGAATCACACTACGGAACTTATCCTGCAATATATCGCCTTTATGAGAGATAACAAATACATTGGTACCCTCCAACATATGGAGAATATTCATCAGATACTCTGTACCATTAGCATCTAATGATGAATCAAATACTTCATCTAAAATTAATAAATTAGTATTGGCAGAATTCTTTAGTTTAGCAACAGCTCGCCAACTGAATAGTAATGCCAAGTCAATCTTTTGTTTTTCACCCTCACTAAATGAAGCATAGGTAAAATCATCACGGTGTCTGGACTTGATGGTCTCTTTGAATGATTCATCGAGATTAAAGTTCACAAAGAAATCAAACGAAGCAAGATACTTATTTACCAACTTATTAATGATTGGTAAGTATTGTTTAATTATCTTCGTTTTGATACCTGTGTCTTTCAACAGATTTGCAGCCACTTCATAATATGTTTTTTCATCTATAAGGTGACATAAATGTTGCTTTAACTCACTTAATGTATCATTTATAGTCATCAACTCTTGTTCTTCTTTTTCAGTAGAAGTGGTGTTGTTCTTTAATTCTTCTAACTGTTTTTGTAAACGAGAAATATATTTGTTTGTTTCGGTAATAGAAGTATTATTGGTAGCAATCTTAATCTGTAATGCCTGAATCTTCTTTTGAGTTTCATTGATAGCATTTAACTTTGCTTGTTCTTCTAATAACTTCTTTTCTAATTCTTTAAGTCCGTGGTCACATTCACCAACTTTGGTATTAAGAGAGGTAAGCTCCTTCTCTTTAAATTCCATGGCAATGGCTTGCCTACAAGTTGGACAATCGTCATTGTGTTGAAAGAAACTGATATCCTTTCGAAATTTGGATAAGTTGATTTCAATTTGCGATTCAAGCTTTGTAATCTTTTTAACCTTAACATCAGTTTCATCCTTGGCATCAACCAATATTTGTAACTCGGTGACATTGTTGGAGAATTCTTCAATCTGGCTTGCCAGCGTGGATATTGTAAGCGTATTGTTCGCAATCTCACCTTCATATTCTTTTACCTTTTCTTCATTGTTCTGTTTCAAACCATCAAGATGTTTCTTTTGTAGGTCATATTTCTGTTGACCCAATTCAATATCATATTTTTTATTTGTAGTAAGGTCTTTATTATTAATTGCTTTATCTTTAAGAATATTATTCATAGCCGAAAAGATTTGAATGTCTAATAAATCTTCAATGATTGTTCTTCTATCACCTGGTGATAATTGCATAAATGGTGTAAACGATGCCGAGCCAAGAATAACAATCTGCGTAAATGATTTGTAGTTTAATTTAATAATAAATTTTTCAAGATGCTCTTGGTAATCTCTCACAGCAGCTTCTTGATTAATCATAACACCATCACACCAAATTTCAAAGATGTTTGGTTTAATACCACGAACAATCTTATATGATTTGTTGCCTGTATCAAACTCAACTTCAACAACACAATCTTTACCATTAATCGAGTTTAATAGTTGTGGTTTATTTACCGAGCGAAACGGTTTGCCAAACAAAACAAAACACAACGCATCAAGCATTGTGGATTTACCTGCACCATTTTGTCCAACTATTAATGTATTAGGCGATTTATCAAATTGTAGTTCAGTAAAATAGTTACCTGTGGAAAGAAAGTTCCTCCACCTAATCTTGCGAAATAGAATCATTCGGTTTCTGTATTGAGAGCTTCAACATAAAGCTCTTTCATTAAAGTTTTAAGTTTATCATTATCCACGGTCAAAGTGAGGTTATCAATATACTTGGATAGTATAGTCATAGTATCTTCTGCCTGGTCAATCAACTCTTGGTCGTTCTCCACAATAGTTTCAGTAAAGTCCTCAACAATGGAGATATCACCAACTCCTGCTTTATATAAGTTATCAATAACATTATCAAACAGGTAAGGGTTCTGTTTATTTAATACAACAACTTTAATATAGGCATCTTTCAAAGAATCATAATCGTATGCTTTCCAATATTCAAAATCATGGACAGCATCATCATAATTAATCTTGTGGAACATTTTATTTGGATTAGGAACAAAAGTCAACTCCCTTGTTTCAGTATCAAATATATGGAATCCTCGTTGGTCATTATAATCTGCCCAAGTAATTTCATATTGATTACCAAGATATGAGATATTGCCATCTGAAGATTTATGGTGAAAATGGCCAGACAACACAATATCGAATCTATCAAACATAGCTTTATCCAGGCCTGTATGACAAATGTTACCTCTGTCCATTTCAAAACCAGAAATTTCAAAGTGACCAAATACAACTTGTGTTTTAGTTTCTTTTAAGAATTGTAATGTTTGTTCATAATTACCAGAATTAATCCATGGTATCATAGCAACATCACAACCATCATAATTAATAGTTAGAGGGTCAATATAAACATTAATGTTATTGTAATGGTCAAACAATTCATTCATAGCATTAATCTCATTGGTATTTTTGTAAGTAACGTCATGGTTACCAACAATTACATCCATAGTAATGCCTTTATCTCTGATTACATCAAAGAATCGTTTACGCCATGAATTGAGTGTTACAAACGAAATAAACTTTCTGCGGTCAACAACATCGCCTAAATGGCAAATGTGTTTAATGCCATGTTCTTCTAAGTATGGAAAGAATGTTCCTTCCCAAAACTTAAAGAAATATTCATTAAATCGTGGATCATCACCACGAGCACCAGCGTGTGTGTCATTTATTAAAGCGATTTTCATTCTTCTGGAATATCCTGAATAATTTCCTCCGCATTAAGGAACTTTTCTAGTCCTTTTGTTTTTGTTTTTTTCTTTTTCTCTTTAGCTTCTTCAAAGGTTTCAATGAACTCTGCGATGTTATCATACAGGACAAACTGTTGCATATTGCCTTCAGCGTCCTCATACATCTCACCTTCGCCTAGTAAACCAAATTGTTGTGTTGCCTTATATTTGACATACAACTGTTTCTTCTCTTTTGTAATTCTACGGAGAAATGCAAAGTAAATAATCTGTGTGAAGTAAGCAAATGGATTTTTTGATTTTGTTTCGTCAAAGTTACGGAAGTATTGAATACAATTCTCAATACCATCAGCAATCATTTCATCACGGAATGAATATGATACAAAATTAGGCTTACGGGATAAGTGTTCTGCGATTTTAAGGAAACATTCACCAACATAATTTGGAATTGGTGGGTCTTCCTTATCGCTCTGTGCCGCTTCTTTACATCTCTTTTTATAATCAATCAGAGATGCCAAAAAATCAGCATTATTGACATAGTGTTTTTTACTCATAATAATTTAATAATCCTAATTTGTTGCCACTCAATTCAATTGTTACTCTATCATATAATCTTAAAACTCTTTTATTATATTCAAAACCAAGTAATCCTGCCTTCTCAGCTTTATCATAGGGAGGAATTTTACCAATACTTGTGTATTGTTCTGAAGTCAAATCAATAATTGTGCCTAATTTATCTTGTATCCACCAATGGTAAATTTCACCATCGAATCCTCGGTACATATTAACTGCCTTAGAACCGAATATTTTATATAAACATCCTGCTGCATTATGGCAATGCCCAAAAGTTGGATTCTTTTCATTTCTATTAATCCAAGATTTTGGCAATAAATCAGGTGTCAGATTTCGTTTAATGATATCTGATACAAGTTTTAAATTTTCTTCATTATATTCCAACATATTAACCATTATATCACAAAAATATTATAAAGCAAGCATATTAGGAGATACTGCTTACTATTGCCTCATTTAGTGCTTGACAACTGTTAAAGTAGCGGTGTTGGGTTTGCAGATTAGATATAAACCAATACCTAATAATTTAATGTAATAACCGCTTCTTCACATCTTGTCTTAATTCATCTAGTTCTTCCATTGCTTGGATTTCTTCTTCTTCGGACATTTCATCATCATATTGATCCGAAATATCTGTAAGGCCTTCGCCGTGCATTTCATTTTGTAACATATCTTCTTGCACTTCTTTTACCGTATTGCAATAATAATCAATGATTTGTAATTTAGGTTGAATGATGGTTAAAATGTTTGATTCATATAACCAGGCCTCATTCTTTTCAACAAGTTCTAATGGCAACCAAGGACTCATCAACATAACTGCTCGACCAGTAGGCATTCTTTTAAACATCAAAGTCATTGGATTGGTTAACAAAACAGAAGAATCACCTTCCATTTGTGAATAATCCGCTATAACATCTTCGCCGCTTTGTAATCTTATTATTTTAATATTATCCATTTTTTAGCTCTATATTATAAAACTTGTAATTGAATTTTTCGTCATCATATATTTTAACACGTTCAATAAAATGCTTTAACGTGTAATTGGTAAATTTACCTATACGAAAATCATCAGATATATCAAATAATGTAGCTTCTTCTTTGTTATCACCTATTCTTAAACCTCTACCAATCGACTGAAGATTTCTAACACGAGATTTAGAAGGACTGGCAAAAATGATGTTATGTAGATTACGAATATTAACCCCAGTAGAAAAAGTTCCGTAAGAAGCCACAATAATAGCATCTTTTTCTTTTTCAGTAATAGCACGAATTGATTCACGGACTTCCACATCTGTTCCTCCGTAAACAAAAAATACTTTGCGGTTTTTTGCTTTTTCTTTGATTATAGAATGTAAATCTCTGCCGTGTTTTTCAACAAATTGGAATAATATAAGGCTATTACCTTCTAGTGATAATGCTAGATTTTTAATGAACTCATTTCTAGCAGCGCTCATAACTATATATTCAACTTCAGTATTGTAGTCCCAATCACGAGCTATTTTACAAACTGCCTCAGGATACTTCAATATTAAACATTTAATTTTAAAAGATGCCAATTGGCCTTTTTCAATTAGCTCAGAAGTAGTAGTTGCTTTATAAACTGGACCAAACAATCCTTCCAATACTAATCGGTGTGTCTGTGTACCATCTAATGTGCCTGTGCAACCAATACGATACTTGGAATTGATTGTACCAGACATAATGGTTGTTAAAGACTTGGCTTTAAATTGGTGTGCTTCGTCACCCAATACAAAGTCATACTGTTCAAAGTATTCTTGTGGGTTCTTGTAAATTGATTGCCATGTAGTGATGGTTAAAAATTTATCTGTTACTTTGTCTTTACCTGCATATTGCCTATGACAGTATTGTTCTGAATCATAACCATAAGATTCAAAGTCTGAATACATTTGCTCAACCAAAGATGTGGTTGGAACAATGAGTAATCCTTTTTTATGGCCTGCGTGTTGAATCTGTCGTAGAATTAGATATAATATTAATGATTTACCCGATGCAGTAGGAGATAATAGTAATATTCTCTTATTACGAATCGCATGAATAAAAGAATTTAATTGATAATCACGGACTTCATGTGGTAAATTTAATGTTTGAATAAACTTTTTGGCTTCTTCAATTGAAAAGTTTTCTGTAAGAGTTACTTCTGAATCAATTTCAATCGTATAGCTCCGTTCTTCACAAAACTTTTGGATGTAAGGAACTAAACCATGATATATTTCCATGGTTTGTAAATTTAATAATCTTATCTTTCCATCCCAAAATTTTGATTTATATGCTGGAACAAATTGATATCCTGGCACAAAAAATTCAAAATACTGAGAAAGTTCTTGAGCTATATTTC